CGTGAGTGGGTGTCAACATCCCCTTTTTGAGGAGTATTGGTGCTAGTTGAAATCATCCTCATTATTTCGCTAACTCTAATAAGATTATGTTTTGCCTCTTTTGCGCTGTTAGCCGGAACATCAAAATCTAAATTCATTGAGACAGTGCTCGATCTTTCAATGTAAAGAGTGCCCTGTTTATCTTTATCCGAGATTGTTTCTGTTTCTTTGTCGACGGTGTACTTGAGATCTCTGATAAAAGCGGGGAATTCTACAAACCTATTGGAAACACCAGAACCAATGTAAATTTTGGAAACATAATCATATGAAATACTATTTGCCCCCTGGTTTCCTTTTCCATTTCCACTGTCTGAGTATTCTTTCCAAAAGGTCATTAACCAGCCCTCGAAATAACTTTCTTAACTATACCTTCCATTTTTTTGCCATCCAGATACACGTTTACTTCTGTTTTTGGTATCTTCATTTCTGGGATATTAACATCGACCGTGATATTTCCATCAACAAAATTCTTTATCATCTCATTTGATCCCAAAATCATGCTTGTCGCTGACCCGTCAGTTCTAACAGCCAAAAATCCATTTGCTGTAGCGGCATTCAACTCAGAAGTTATTGATTTAATTTGTGCTAAGCCAGCTCCAAAATTTTTCATGCCGGTGCCGATCCTTTCCATGGAAACCGCAAGCGCCGCTAACATCAATCCCCCGCCAATCATTCCTATTCCAACTAAAACTGCCCCGAGGCCGCTGGTTGCCGCAAAAAGTAAAAGCACAGCAGACAAAGACACTGCAGTTGCTACTCCCAATGCTCCAATGGCCACAGCTATGGACATTATACCATCTGCAATTTGTGGTAAAACATCAGTATTGTCGATAAACATTTGGAACATTTCCATTGCCACTGGTGCGCCTGATTTTATTGCATTAAACATGGTGACCATCGCTATTGCCGCAGCGACTACGCCAAGGATAAGACCCATGATCACAGGCATAACACCCATGATGGCAAATCCGAAACCAATAATCGCAATTGCAATAACTCCAAAAATAAGATAAAACGGAGGAGAATGAGGATCATAAAAGGCTCCGATAAGTGCAAAGATAATTGGTAAAATGAGAATTAAACCACCGGTTGCAAAAACAAGGGCTGTTCCCATTGCAGTCAGCCCACCGGCGGCAATCTTGGCAGCGATGGCAAGAGCTATTTTCGCCACAACCGATCCGTTCTCGGCGGCGGTGGAGAGGATCGTTCCGGCTGTCGTGCTCTTCAACAAGATAAGTTTTAAACCCTGCCAGAGGTTATACGCTCCAGTCGCTATAGTTGCGAGTTTAATCTTAGACGTCCACACGCCCCAAATAACAATAAGAGCCATTATCGTTGGTATCATCATCCCATGCATCGCACTGTTTACTACTGATATTCCTTCAAACATAGCAGTTAAAAAAGAGATTACGGGCGACATAACAAGAGCCATCTGAGCGAATGCCATCGATAACTGATGAGCCATCGGTACCAATTGTGTTGTTAATTCTAAAAGTTCCTCTTGCCTTTTGTTTGCTTCTTCTTGTTTTCTTCGATTTGCATCAATATCTGCTTGAGATGCATTCAAAAGCTTTTGAGCCTCTGCGACGGAGCCAACACCTAATGCTTGTGCAACATACATTTGTGTGTATGGATCCATCGAGTCCATATTCGCCCCAACGCTTCTCATTTCTTGTTTAAGATATTCAATTCTTTGATCATATGACATATTCATCATATCAATTGTTGAAATACTTGTCCCCAATACGGCATTAAGTTTAGCACTAACATCTGCTGCGCCTTCAAAAGTGTCAAACTGTTTACCAACGGCGACTAAACTAGACATTTCTACGCCTGTTGCCTTCGCCTGTGCAGCCAAATTCTTAAAGACATCCATTGTTCTATTACCGTACATTGCAATGTCTCCGGAGACTGCCTGAAAGTCCGAGATCATTTTAGAGGCGGTCACTCCCATTGTTTTACCCATCATTGCAATTTCTCTTGTCATATCGGTGGCTTGTTTTGCTGATTTACCCATTGCTTTGGTAAAGAAGTCCATCGATTTGGCTGCTCCCACGCTATCAACACCTATTTTTTGCATCAATACAAGGTTTGTTGCCATGTATTCGTTAGCAGCTTCAGCTTTTGGATTAAAGGCAGCAAAATTATTGGCCAATGCTCCCATTGCTTGATTAGCCTCTTCAATCGTACCACCGGCCGCTATTGTACTCGCGTACACATCTTGAAATGTTCCTGCCATTTGGTTACCAAAACCTGTCATCTTTCCAAATGATTTTGAGGCATCATCTAAGCCAATTGCTATTTTGATTACTTCATCTACAACGTTCGCCATTATATTTTTAAGATTAAATGTATCAGATAAAATAGCCAGAGTTCCTTCACCCCCCATAACGAGACTCTTGGCCATATTGGCTGCTTGTCCGGATATGGTTTTGGAGGCAACTGTTTGTATGCCCAATGAGCCGGCAATTTTGTCATTTAATGATTTTACATTTTCAGAATGTTTCTTTTCTTCTTTTTTAAGTTCTATTCTTTTCTCATGGGCCGCGTTAATTTTTAATTCTATTTCCTCCATAGCCTCCGCGCTGTCTCCATGCTCATCTGCCAGGGCAAGGATGTCAATTCCCAAAGCCTTATATTGTTCTCTAAGAGCATTTTGAATCTTGAGACCCTCCGCATCGGTGCGGAGGCTCGCGGCAGCAATTTCTCCGGTTTTAATCCTTGTTACAAGGTCTTCTTTCAAGGCATCGAGTTTTTTTTGCTCCAAGTCATTAAGTTTAACAAGCCGGTCATATTCAGTTTGACCGCTTTTCAGATTTTCATCTTTAAGTTTTCCGATCTGTCTTTGTAATTCTTTCGCAGTTTCAAGTTTCTTGTTCATTTCTTCTTGAATTTTTACAAGTTCTGCTTCGTCTTCTTTTTCCGTTGGCATGAATAGATCCTTCTTGTATCTAAATAGTTAATAAGAAAAAATGCTCGACTTTACATCGAGCATATCTTACCTTCTGGCTTTATCCATTTCTTTCTTTTCTTTCTCGTATTCCTCGACGGTTCGCTTTAACCACCAGTCGCGAAGGCCAACTGGGAGATTATACAACTCAAAAAGAGACCACCCACCATAATGTTTCAAAACAAAGAAAGTCTCATAGACTTGCTCCATGTAATCATTCGTTAGGCCAAAAAAAGTCGGCACCGAACGGTACCGTCATTACCTCCTCATGTCCGCACTCGGAACATTCAAAGGTATCTTTGATTTGTAAATCTGGGGAAATTGCTTTAAAAACATTTCTTAAATGTTTTGAATCCATTGCAGTCATATTGTCAATTACATGATTGATAATCTTTTTGGAATCATGGCCATTGAAAGAAACAACAAATTGCTTCATTTGGTTTGTGATTAAATTATCTAACAGTTTATCGTTCTTATTTTTCTTGACCATCTGTTGTTCGTCAACTCCAAGCAGTGGCCTAATCTCTGCCACAATTTTAGATAGGGGCAATGTTGTTTTAAATGTCATATTTTTCGTCATTTCAATCCCAAACTCTTGATATTCATCACCATGGTAAGATTCATGTTCATTTAGATCAAAATTTTGTTTTGAGGTTATTGCGCAACTTGGACAAGTAACTTTTGTTTTGTAGATATTGCCATATGCTGATGCCCTGGCATAAATTAAAATAGCGTTTCTATCTCCAATGTACAAAGATTCTCCTCTGATTGACTTATCTTTAATCAAATTATCGACGACTCGGTCAATCGCCAAGCCTTTTCTTAGCAAAGATCGATTCGTCAATAAATCCTCGTCTTTTGCGGTCATATACTTAATTTCAATTGTATCTTGGCCGCTTAGTGGATGCCCCGTTGGATATCTGCCTTTTGATGGAAGTTCAACAAACTCTGTTGGTGTTACAAAATCCATTGGGTTAGCCATTTGAGGGGCATCCTCCGTTTTTTGTGGTTTATGACCGTCCATTAATCGGTCTTCATTATTTCTTCTCATTTATACCTCATTTATTATCTTCTTTACTTTCAACATCAGGAGTTCCAAAAAGATTATGTCCTTTTGAATGCTCCGCATAATCATAATCCAGTTCTAAACTGTATTCTACCAAACCATCCTCACCATAACCAAGATCCCCCCAAGTGATAGACTTTATAATTGGATTAATCAACTTCCATTGTTCTACAACTTTAATTTTCCTATTACCTTCCGGTCCGGTTGCTGTATTGTCTATCTGCTGGATCATTACTTCGCCTAGTGCCTTTACCATATCTTGTTTTGAAACTGATTTGGTGTCATCTGGATTAGAATAACCTCCATCCGTTGTCAATTTCATCAGATATTGTGCCGTATCCGAATTCGTGGTATTGGTCGGTGGTTCCGCAGGTTCGGCTGCAGCGGGAGTTCCTGCTCGATCAACTTGACCTGCCATATCAACAAATGTGACCTTAACTGTATTCCACTTAGGCAATCCGGGATACTTAAAATGATGATTGATCATTTTGTATTCTTTATTGTCAAATGTTAAAGTAGGCTTGCTAACTGATTTGGCGGCAATCACAAATCTTCCACCAATTATCACAACAAACCTATCTTTTAATTTTGGCGTGAAATCTCGAAGAGTCCAAAAAGCCATTTAAACCTCACTATGCTTCGGGATTAAAGAAACTATTGGCCGGAGGTGGCATCTGAGCGTCTCCAATCTCAATTTTTGAAATATCTGCACCAACGTTAGTATCAATACCAGCAGTAGTGTCGCCTGGAAGAATATCACAGATAGCCCAGTCATAACGAAGAGTCAAGGTAATTTCTACAAGGTCTTCCGCACTATAATCTAAATCGCCATACTTAACGCCCTTGACAAATGGGTTTTGAAGAGTCCACCTTTCGATAGCGGCACCAGTTGAATCTAATTGTTCAATTTGGATATTTCCAAGAGCCGCTGCTCCTTTGCCTTTTGACATAGTTTCATAAGATCCCCCAGGGCCGTTAGGAATTGCATATCCTTGTGCATCCAATAGAGCATTTAATTGAGCAGTTGCTCCGGGAGAAACGGGGTCAACTAAAACCATATCGATGGTACTCCAAGTTACACGACCAGGATAATAGAATTTATGAGTTAGAAAAGTGTGTTCGCTTTCACTAATTTCAAAATTAGGCTTGTTAACAGATTTAGCAAACCATACATAACCGGAATCATCAGCGAGACCATTGAAAATAATCTTAAACCTAAATTTTCTTTTAGGCTCCTTGTTCCCTATTCCATGTGCTTCAGACCAAAATGACATTGAGTGTTTCTCCTTTTAAATTAAATAGTACTTTAAACAAATTCTGCACCAGTTCTGGTGATAACAAAATCAACAACAATATATTCGATGGCTCGAGCAGGCTTAATGTAGATTTTTGCATACATAACATTACGGTCAATCAAGTCAGCAGTTGTCGTTGTTTCATCAAGAACCAATTTATAATCTGTTAAACCAAATCTCGCTTGCGTACCTGCTAACACTGGATTGACTTGAGATTTAAATCTTGCCCAAGTAGAATCAACATTTTGATCAAATAAAAGATTTCTAGCAACTGTGCTAACTTTAGACTTTAGATAAAGAAGCAACCTGCGGACATTAATTCGATCTAGTGCTGATTGTCCTGCTTGAAGAGTTTTTTGTCCGAATATCACAACACCTTCGGCAGGGAATGTAGCGATTGGATTAATGTTAACCTCGTACAAAGAGTCTCTTTCATTAGAATCAAGCCTTTGTCTTGCAGAGATAACAGGGGGACCTCGCCGGCCTCCAAGATTTCCAAGTCCGCCTCGATTAAATCCAGCCGGCGCAAACCAAACTTCAGATTGTGCTTGAGATTTTGCCATTGCTCCAAGGCCGGCAACAGAAGATGGAATCCAAACATATTGGCCTCCAGAGATATTATCTGCCACCTGAACCCAAGGGTAAAAACAACACGCATAACTTGAATTAAGATTTCTAGACTTAAGACTAGAAACTGCGCTCGTTACTGAACCAAGTCGATTAGCAGCAGTGTCTTTAGATTCCGCTGTCGGAACGTAATAGTTTTCGAGATCGATAACCGCCAAAACATCTTTTCGATCTTCAGCAATGCTGATAAGTTTATTGGTGATTAATGGCTCGTAGATACCAGGCGCCATTAATAGATTCCCTGGAACAACCTCGGGATCCTTTATAGAATCAATCGCTTTAAGAAGAGTGTATTGTACGTAATTGGTTGTCTCAGCAAGAGAAGAACCAATTCCATCATTTCTAAGAGGCTCTTTTTCTGTAATATCAAAGCCCTCAGTACCACCCCAAATCGGCATCAAAAACTGACGAACATTGAGATCAAGAAGTTCTCCGAATGTTCCATTTTGATTAGTTTGTGCATTTTGAGGAGAGGTAAATGAAGTTGTAGACGTATTTGCAGTAGCAGACCAAGAACCAGATGTATAAGTTACAGTATTCTCGTCGCTGTTAACAACTAAGTCGTCTAAAGTGAAGATAAATGAATATTCAAAATGATCATCATTAGTTGGTGTATGAGCATCAGCTCCTGCATTCAGACTTCTTACATAATCAACATAATCTGGGTCATTAGTAGTAGACGTTGTTGAAAGTTTTGGACGAATTCCATAATAAACTCGATAAGGATCTGGTGCAGCGCCGTCAGTTCCCGCATCTCTTAAAGGTATTTTTGGGAAATTAAACGAAGCCGTATAGTGAAGAGGGCCAGCCGCAAATACAGTTGAAGTGCCGCCCATTGCTGGGCAAGTATTGTTTCCTTTAACAAAAGCGCCAAGAAAACCATCGGAACCAGTACCAGCAGTTGGAGTAGCGGCAGATATTCTAGAATTCGCATCGGTGGTTTCGGCATAACTTATGTCCCAGAAAGCACCCGCTTTATCCGCTGTAATTGTGACCACGCCACTGTTATTATCAGTAGCTGTGTAACCATCGACACTGTTAAAGAGTTCTTGCAAATCATCACCCGTTGGAGTACCGCCATCGTCGGTTTCTGCTTTGATAATGGCAGTGTATCGAGGAGATGCTGCAACACCACCATCAGTAAATGAAGTGGCGCTTGTGACTGAAGTCGAACCGACGGTTACTTGGTATGCATCACCAGCCAAGGTGACTGTAAATACATCATTCTCGACCAATTCACCTCCTGCAACTGTAATAACAATGGCTGCTTTAGTTCCAGAAGGCCCACCATCTCCAAATGCTTGAGCAGTATTGTGACCATATGCAAGAGTAAAACCTTTCGGTCGAACCGGACCGTAGAATCCCGCGGGGAGGAGACCAGCTCCGCCGCCATCGGCGATATTTTGATTTATATCAACATAAATGAGATCGGATTGATTTGGATAATCCCCATATGTTCTATAGCGTCGATTGCTATTATCCCAAGTCATGTATTGATCGCCAATTCTTTTTCCAATATAGTTTGGAGAAGCAGGATTTAAGTTAACATTGGAAAATCTTTCAACAGCCATTCCGGACATGTCTTTGACTGCGACTGTAAAAGAGCCATAAGATTCCACATTGGAGTTTGTTGGTTCTTTAATGCTTTCAACTGCAATCATATAATTTCTTTGAGTTTCATTTCCAACTGACATCGCTTTAAGTCGGAAAAGCTTTACTTGATTAGTTGCTTTTTGTGATATAACCCAGCCAGATTTTGCTTCTTTTGCTGATTCATTCCGATCGGACCAATTGTTGTCAGATAACGAACCACTTTCTAGTGGTAGCAAAATACCATAAACAGTACCAGCCGCCGTGTTTGTCACAGTGTCTTCAACATTTCGAACATATGATTCACCAAGCCAATATGTTTTTAAATCAGCAGAATCGATAACAGTGCTGTTAGTTAATTGTGGATTGGTATTTAAAACATTACGTATGTATTTAGAAGAATTTCGACTGAAATTTACAACCGGGGTTTCCAAAAGAGTTCCAGCTGAGTTGTAGATATTAAATTTAAATGCTCTGCCAGCTCCAACAGATTTGATAAATGTTCCAGCCTCATTGATTGTTTGGGATCCCATACTGCCCGAGACATGATGAGAACCGGTAAGGGTGATGTATCCCTCATTTGCGTAAAGAACAGCAGCAAGAGAGCCGGTACCAAAATCAGTAGATCCAGAATTAACCAAGAAAAGTCCGTAAGCGGTTCCGTTGCTAGAAATGGTAGCGCTTGGGGTGGCATCAAGTTTCCAACCAGCATATCCAGCACTAGCATTCGGGTGTTGTTCTCCTGCTAATCTAACCACAACAACAGGTGACTCTTCCGATGCCAGCCAAGCCTGCGCAGCGTAAGAAGCATATGTTGGGCCTGTTGTGTTGCCTTCTCGCCAGATATCGCCCTGATCGCCGGTTCCACCAGGAACAGGTGCCCCGAAGACCGATACAAAATCATCAAGATTTCTAATTTTTACAGGTTTATTAGCCGGACCCTTTCTAGTTCGACCAATGATAATCGGCCCTTCAGCATCTCTTTCGCCAGGAATGAAGCTTTGGTCAACTTCTCGCATTTCAATCCCGGGAGATAGAAAATCAAATTTTTTAGCCATGGACTAGTTCTCCTTTAGTAATTCTAATTCTTATTAAATAGTTGTGCAATTTTGGAAAATCACTAAATGTCCCTATATTTCTTGTTGTCGGTCTCCCAGGGTTTTTCGTCTCCAACGATAGTTCTTTCCCTAATTAATTTAAGTTCAACAATGGTTTCTTTCTTAATAATCTTTGGTACCTCCTCATTTTCTCCATCGCCAAGAAGGTATCCCAATACTTTAATGTCAACTTTAGTTTGAAATGATCTCTCCTCTTCTCCAAGATTTGATGAGTTATTTGTTTGAGCAAAATCCTGTTGAATAAATGCTTCATATCTGTGTTTATTTTTCTCCATCAACAATGCATTGATATTACCGGTTCTTGTAATAAAAGGAGTGATCAGATCATTCATTTGTTGTTGGTATTCTGTTCTCAACGTAATAGAATACATAACAGTAATCCACACTGGTATCGGCATATAGATTTCTTCATAAACAATTTTTTTATTATCAGTGGGATAGTGATATTGCCCTTTCTTCCGGTAAGCATCCGCCGAAGCATATTTTCTTGTAGAGGTTCTAGCAATGGACTGAGCGGCTTTTAATTGATGTTTGCGATATCCGCG